GCCATCGCTGAGGTTACTCTACGATCAAACTTTTGATATTCTTGTGCTGATTGCTCATCAATTTTGTTCGATGACATAACTGGTTTTCCTCCTTTTCCTGGACGATCTGCTACTGGGTCTTCTCTACGTTTTCTTTTGACTGAAGCAGCAATTTCATCTTTGGACATTTTTGCTGCTTTTTCTTTTGATAGACATTTTGGTTTTGGTTCACCAGGTTCACGAGCACATTTGCCAATTCTTTCACCTTTTGTATTATATCTATCCCATCCACCACCACCCACTCCACCTTCACCACCTTTACCAAACCATTTCCTAAGATCTTCGTTCATCATTGTAGTGGTTACTTATCATTATTTAGAAATCCTTGTTTCAACATCTTCTGTAAATCTGCAGTTGATCCAACAAATAGCGCGTTATTGACAGTCTTTGGACCATTACTTTGGGGTTTCTCAATGTCTTTCATTTTCTTTTGTAGTTCAAGTAACTTATCTGTTACATCGCCAACCGATTTGATTAACTGTCCAGCAACTTCAAATGCTCTTGGGTGTTGACTGTCTTGTGCTAATTCAAGTATCCCACTAACAGCTTCTTGACCCTTTTCGATAAGAGTATATAATTGCGCTCTACTATATTCATAATCCTTTTGAGGATCGTCTGGAGTTTCTACTGGTGGGTTTTCTTTGACAGTCTCCACCATCTCCGCTTTTATATCAAGCGCCTTATTAATAGCATCGAAAGGTTTTTCCATAGATTATACATCACTTCCCTGACTTGGACTGAATGGTTTGAAGTCTTGGAAGAATGTTCTAGTTTCATTGAAACCAAAGTCGTCATCAGTATCAATCAATTCATCATCTGCAATTGTAATGAGATTGACCTTATCACCAGCATAATGTTCTTGAATTGATGTTCCATATTGTCCTCTAGAAACAATAACATTCGTGCCATCAATTTCTTCAATTCTCATGACTTCATTGTTGACTTGAATGAATTTTCTAGTCTCCAATGATGCAGCACTTGTAACTTTCATCAATGTTTTAGAAGTTTCCAGTGTTGCTGTTAGTGCAGTTGTTTTATCGTTATTATAATCTTTTGTTGCAGCAGGAGTTGCAACATATCTAACTTCTCTTGGTGCTCTGATTGCAGAAGCATAATCAATTTGAACACGTTTGATGATACCACCACTTTCATCGGTTGGTAGTTCACTATAGAAGTATGTTTTTGCAGTAAAATCTAAATCATACTGAATATATCTTCTTTTATCAAAAGATCCTTCATATTCATCTCTAAATGAAATGTTGTTTAGAGTAAATGGAATATCTCTGACTTCATCAATCTCGTCAATTAATTTTACTGAAACTGAAAATGATGGTTGAAAGAAAGGTAAAATTTGTTCTAAAATCTGAAGTGCATCATCTTGCAATTTTGATGCAAAACTCAACCTAAATCCAATATCATATGGAACAGGCATGAATACTTTTTTGATCTTATTATTTTCTACGCCACAAAATTTGGTGATTGGTGATGCTTTTCTAGATGGATCATATCGATATGATATAATTTCAAACGCAAGTCTTGGTAGTGTGATTGCAACAGTTCTTTCAAAGTTTGGTTGCTGCTCAATTCTTGCTAAGAATTTTTGAATTGGTCCATAAGCAATTGGAACTTTGATGATACTTAGTGTGTCATCATTATCATCTGCCTTATGCCTAATTTCAATATTATTGAATAGTGTACCAAAAGCAACAACTGTTTTTTTAGTAATTTCGTGATAGAAATATTGACCTAACATTTTTATACCTCACCAAATGGATTACTTTCTGAGAAATCGAGAATTTCATTTGACGCTGTTTGAATTTCTTGATTTTGCTCAAATGGATCGTCGTCATCATAGTTGATTGTATTTAGTATGTATGCAACGCTACCACTGGTGGTTCCAGCACCAAGGATCATTTCGCCAGGAGCAAATCTTCCAGTTAGATTACGCGCTCTCATTGTTAGTGTTGGTTGGTTCCAGGACGCTACAAATGCAGTCGTACCAGTTGAAACTCCCCTAATAATATCTGCGTATTGGTAAGTTCCAACTCCAATTGTTCCCGCAGCAGAGACATTTATTGTTGGTGCTTGCGTATATCCATAACCAGCATTGATAACTCTAATTGCAAGCAACTGATTTTGAGTGTTGAGTACAGCAGTTCCAATAGCAGTAACACCACCCGCAACAGGAGAACTAAATGAAACTGTAGGTGGTAGTACATAACTTGAACCACCATTAGTAATTGAAACAATGCCAACAGCTCCAGTTGTTCCGATACCAGCTACTGCAGATGCACCAGTTCCTCTTCCATCAGTAGGAATAATTTGAACAGTTGGAATAGTAGTATACCCAAATCCAGGATTTGTAATATAGATTGCTTGTAGTGACCTAGATCCGCCACTATTTTTAGTTGTAATTGCAATTGCTTGCGCTGTTCTGCCTATTCCTGGAGGAGCAATTCTAACTGTAGGATCCGCAGTATATCCCGTTCCTTCATTGAGAATTGTAATCTTATGAACACCACCATTGACTAGTGAAGTATAAGCCGCAGCAGTTGTTCCTGCCGAAACAAATGTTAGAGTTGCATTGTATCCAAACGAAGCAAATTCATCATCGATTTCATCAATATCAGTGTTGAGAACCTCATCTTCATATTCAAATGCTTCACACTTCAAAAGATATGTGTAATTTTTTTGTAGTTGGAAGAATGCTGGTTGATCATTTTCCACATACTTTATTTCAAATAAAGTATCTGATAAGGGGAAATAAAGCAAATCTCCTTCTAATGGTCTGGTTGGATTATCTGGTAAACCAGTTACACCTTCTAATAATGGAGTGATGCTGTCTTCAAATCTTCTTTGAGAAATAACAATTTGCATTTCTGCAGTTGTTCTTACACCAAATTTTGTTAGAATATTTGAAGGATCTCCAAAACCTTCATAACTTTGAACATATCCTTCAATGGGAAATGATCGATTGAATTTGGATGTGGAAACTTCTCGAAATATTGTTTTTATATTGACAAATATTCTTGGCAAATAAATGAATTCAATCCCATGAATTTTGATATGTTCATCCATCAACTCTTGAACAAGAGTTTGCTCGCTTCTAGTACCCTGTGTAAAAAATGGATTGAGCATTATCCGATTAGATCTAGTGGTGGAAGTTCGTATTCATAAGTCATACGTTCTTCAAGTTTTTCAATTTCTCTTACTGCATCCTCATAGATTTCACGACCATTCAACTCAACTCCACCTGGAAGTTTTACTCCCCTAAACTTAATAAGATTTTGCCCCCATTGCCTCTTCATCAAAGCAGTGAAATACTTTTTCAAGAATGGGTCATTATAAACTTTAGTGAATTCATTTGGATTTAGAACTCTATAGCATTGAATAATGATGTAATCATCAACTCTCATGCTAGAATAGTCTGTATCTAGATATAATCTATTTTGTCTTCTATTGAACCTAATTTGTTTATCTGGGTGTAGAATAAAATCAATATCCTCCAAATATCTTTTTGTCATGGTATAGTTCAACAATTCAGTAGAACTAAACCAGTAAATCTCATTCAAGAACAATTGATAATTAACACTAAACATATTAGTGCTAATTGCGCGATTATCTAATTTCCAAACGCGCTCAACACCAATAACTGCGTCTGGAATTTGAAGAAAGTTTTGGTTTTCTTCAAACAAAAATGTAGTGGTTCCAATGCCAGTTATATTAGCAGTTCCTGATGACGTAGTAATACCAGTATTTTTATTACTTCCTCTCGCTTGAATTGCGTCTAAAAATGGTTGTGTAACTTTGTGCTTTAGGTACATCAATTCAACACCATCCATATGGCGATTTTGATAAATCTGGATAGCATCATCCATCAAATCTTCAATTTGTTCATCCGCAATATTGATTTCTAATACAGGATATCCAAGTTGCCTTTTGGCATAATCTACTAGTTCCTGTCTAGAAGCAGGGTTTGCCATTGATATACCTACTTTTTTCTATTTATCAGCTAATAATGATGTCAACTTCATCTCCAACATTCAATCCATTAGTAAATGTAACTGTTGTTGGAGTTGTTGTTGTAAAATCGGTGGTTCTTCTCATTCTAACACCGTTTACATATACAACAATATAGTTGCCAGAACTAAAATTTGATGAAGTCGTAAATATTGTTTGATTTTGAGTTGCTGTTAGTTTGGTTTCTGTTTGATTACCTGCGTAAATAATAATATCAATTTCATCGTTCAAATTTGCTCCAGATAATAGAGTTACTATATTTGTAGATGAGGTATAATCTGAAGTTGATCGTAATTTTATTCCGTTTATAAAAACTTCTATAAAATTTCCAGTAAGTGTTGCTGTTGTTGTAAAGACTGTTTGTCCAGATGTTGCTGTAAAAAATTCCTCTACTGGAGCAGATCCACCACCAGAGACATCTGCAAATGTTAGATTACCTGCACCATCTGTTTGAAGAACTTGACCACTAGTTCCATCAACAGTTGGTAAAATGAAATTATTGAGTGAAGTTATTGTTGCTGCTGTTGATACAATATTTCCACTGATTGTACCAAAACTTCCTATACCCGAATATAGTTTTCCGATGTATGGATTATACGTCAATCCATTGGACTTTAGTGTTTGATAACCAGTTGTATTATCTAAAAATGGAACAGTATGCCATTGATTTCCATTATCGGATAGTACATTTATTTTTGTCGATCCAGAAGATATACCACTAATAGTATTAGTAACTTGTAAATCTGTAGTGGTAATAATTCCAGATAATACTGTTGATGTAGAAATTCCTACTTCTATGATTTCAGTGCTTACACCAGCATTTTTTGCAAGAAAAACTTTACCATCCCATGTGTTGATGGCAAATTCTCCTAACGGCAACTGAGAAACAGTAGGTACTTTTCCTGGTTGCGATGATCGTTTTATTTTGATTGCTGGATTTGCCATTCACAAAAACAAAAAAGTCTGCTATCTAGCAGAGACTTTAGATCCAAAAATAACGACCGTCAGAAATAGTATATACTCTCTTTACGGAAGATTTTGTGTTTGAATTTGGTGTCTCTAACTTGGTTTATTGGTATTATTTATGTGTTATAATTACGGTAGTTTTTACATATGCTCTTGAAAACCCTTGCCATTCTTACTGGACCTCAAGGATCTGGTAATCATCTTTGGTCAAAAATATTTTCACTGCATCATGACGTTTTTGGTTGGAAAAGTTTATTGGATAATTATTGGGAAGCACATCGTACTGCCGAACCATTTGCAAATTGTTGGAAAAATACAGAATTACTAAAAGACTTTGATTGGAGCACTCATGAATACTTTTTTACCAGCATTAGTATTCCTTTGGGAATTGCAAGTGCAGGAACTAAGTGGTGTCCTAATGTACCTGCATTTGCTCAAGCAGTTGAAGATTTGGGAATAAAAACTAAAATCCTAGTAATAGGAAGAGATCAAAATATTTTACACAATCAACAAACTAGACTTAGAGAAGAAAGTACTTTAAGACATTTTTTGGATCAACTTCCCAGAATGAAAAATCCAACTTATCTGAGTTATGAATTATTATATCTTTATAAACAAGAATATCTAAAATCTTTAGATATCGGTATTCCTATTGCTTGGTATGATAAACGAGTGAATAATATTCTGGAAGAAGATGCAAACGAAAAATATATCAAATATGTAGAGCACAATTTATTAGATAATTGTAATAAGACTGCAAATACAATAAAAGAACGTCCATGAAAAAACTACTTATATGCACTGGACCTCAAGGATCTGGCAATCATTTATTTGCAAGAATATTAAGCCTTCATCCTGATGTTATTGGATGGGAAGAACTAAAGCACAAGTATTGGGTTCCTAGTGATGAAGAACCTTTTGCAAGATACTGGGTATATCCAGAAGAACTTCAATTTCCTGATGGGAATTATTTCCTTGCAAACGTCAGCGTTCCTTTCTTTTACGATGGAGTAAAACAAATTCCAAAAATTATTGAAGTTTGTAAAAGGGCAAAAGAACTTGGGGTTGAACCAACTGTTGCTATTATTGTACGTGATCAAAATATAAATTCCTTACAACAAAAAAGGGTCGGTGGCGAAGTTACGCTACCGACCGCTGTTTCTTATTATAATGAAATTATAAACTCTGATATCGATTATCACTTCTTAGACCATGAAGCATTCTTTCTCCACAGAGAAAATTATATCAGATATGTTGGAAGAATATTGAATTTTCCTATAACAGTGGAAGGCATCAATACCTTTATTGATAAAGATGCCAACCAAAAATATATAAGCTACGTGGATGAATATTGGTTAGATAAGACCATCAGAAATGGTCGTAAACCATTCAAACAGCGATAGCGGTGTTCTGACGGGAGATCTCTAGAAGATCTGCACGCATTTGAGCGACCATGCTTAGGACACTCTCTTGTAGTTCAGCAGCACCTTCTACAAGTTGTTCTAGTTTCCAAGCACCAACGTTAGCATGAAAACCTTCTTCCTTAGCAATAGTAGCGTAACGTGAGGCGATGAACTGATCTTCTACACATTCTGCCATTTCATTCCATACTGCTTCTGCACGACCTTCAGCAACGAGCTGATATGCAGCAAGAGCAGCAGGATCTTGGGATGCGCCGTACTTGTCTAGAAGTGAAGCACCTTTTGCTTGTGGTGCAGCAGATTCAGCAGCAAAAGCATCCTCAATATCAACCTTCTCGCCAGAGATGTGTTCGATAACTTCCTTTACCATACGGAAGTGACGTGCTTCGTCATGTGCTTGCTTGGTTAGAAGCACAAGTTCGGTTACGTCCATCGAAGGTAAAGCAGAAGCGACCTCAGCAGAGAGTGCTTTCATATTCATTGCTTCGTTGACCATACGACCACGGAAGTGCTCAACCAGGATCTCTTTGCTTGGATTTGAAGCAAAGAAATTACGAACGTTTGTACGTGATTCATCAAAGAGAGCAGCATTTTCTTTTTTAATTTTTTCTACAAATTCTTTTCCAGAAAGCATTGTAAACTCCTTTATATAATGTTTTTATTGTTTACAATGTTATTTAGTAAACATAAAAAAGTAACGTAAGTGATTATGAATAGTATACTCTTCTTCTAAGCATTCTAATGAATATCTATATTGATCTTTTATTTGATAGATTTTATCTACAGTCCATGGATACCAAACAATTTCTTTATAATCTTCTTCATTTCTCCAAGTATGTTTTAGTCCAGGATTGACTCTAAAAATACATTGCTTAGTCCAAATGCCATCAAGGATCTTAATTTGACTGTCAATAGTTTCTTCGTTGCCAAAATTAATTGATCCTAAACATAATGCAATATCCGCTTTAGGACCCTTGTATTGTTCTAAAGATATTTGATGGTCTGCTCTGTTATTAAATGGATCTATTCCCCAAAGATTATTAATTTTACCTTTAAATCTATTAAATCCACAACCAACATCTAAGACACGTCGTGGATTTTTTGAGTTTACATAATCAACTAATTGATATCCAGAATATTTTAAATTTTCAAAATTTTCATCTTGCCAAATACCACTAAAATACTCTTCCATTAAAATTCACCACCATCGGGTTTTTTTGCAGATCTTTTTGGTTTTTCTTCTTGCAATTGCGCTTGAAGTTGTTGAAGTTGCTGTGACAAAATTTGTATTCTTGCCTCATAAGCAATTGCTTGAGCAGTAACGTCACTCAAACGTTTTTGATATACTGATAAAAGTGCTTCAATTTCTGGGTTCATAAAAAAAGAGGAGCAATAATGCTCCCCTATTTATCAGGTTTTGGAAGTTCTTATCAGAACAATCCGCCATCAATTGTGATGTTTTCTAGTGAACGTACACCGTTGCTGCAAGAAATAACTTGCGAAGCACCAGCACAATCATTTAGATATAGAGAACCAATTTCTAAACCAGCAAATGTTGATGCTGTTAGAACTCCACTGCTTTCGGAAACTTGACTTGCTGCAACCATTCTTCCTGCGGAATCATCCCAGTAGAATGCTGCTTTCTTAGCAGAACTATCGAAGTAGTTCATTACAACACCAACGTCCTTGTTGGTATCAGTTCCTGGAGCAGATCCATCAACCATCTGAAGTTCGATGAGTGTATCTTCTACAGTCATCTGAATTGTATTGATCTGGGTTGTCGTTCCGTTTACGGTTAGATCGCCAGAGATGATTACACTACCGCCAATGCTTACGTTGCTTCCGAATGTTGAAGCAGCAGAAACATTAGCACCACCAGTTACAATTAGACCGTTAGCACCGAAAGTTAGGTTTCCGCTATCTACAAGAGCACCAGAAGCACCAGCAAGAACAATACGACCAGATGTTAGATCAGAAACAGTCGCTGAAGATAGAACTGTTTCGCCACCAGAAACGTCTAGACCGCCGTTTAGATCAGTTGCACCCGTTACAGTCAATCCAGCACCTACAGTCGCTGTATCTGCCTTTAGGTACGAAATGGTTGATACGCCAACCGAATTTAGATTTCCTGATACGTTACCAGTCACATTGCCAGTTAGATTTCCTGAGAAACCACTGGTTGCTGTAATGATACCAGATGCAACAACGCTTGTTAGTGAAATATCATTATCTAGATTGACAGTAACACCATTGGTTGATGCAGAAGTGGTTACGTTTGTACCACCACTGATTGATAATGCTTCTGTTAGAAGATCAATATTTTCAGTACCACTATCGCCAGTTACTGTTAGAGCAGTACCAACAGACGCTGTTGTGACAGCAGTAACAAGACCTTTTGCATTGACAGTAATGACTGGAATTGTCGTTTGAGAACCGTATTGACCAACGTTTGAGTTTACTGTAGCAAGAGTAACAGCGAGACCAACGTTTGCAGTTCCATTGAATGAAACAGTAGCAGATGAAGCATCACCAGTAACTTGGATATCTCTTGCATTTTGAAGTGCAGTAGCAGTGCTGGAATTTCCAGTTAGATTTCCAACAAAACTACTAGCAGTTATAATGCCCGAAGCATTTACTGTGGTTGCTTGTAGGAATGCTGCTGTTGAAACACCAGTTGCGTTGAAGTTACCAGTAATACCACCAGCAACATCTAGATCTCCATTAGCATCAATGTTACCAGTAAACGTTGAAACACCTGTTACACTGAGTGTCTCAGAAATGTTTACTGCATCTAGTTCGGTAAATCCGTCTACGTCTAGGTTACCATTAGCATCAATGTTACCAGTAAACGTTGAAACACCTGTTACACTAAGAGTTTCTGAAATATTTACTGCGTCAAGTTCCGTGAAACCGTCAACATCAAGATTTCCATTTAGATCAGTATCTCCAGATACCGTTAGACCAGCACCTACAGTCGCTGTAGTTGCCTTTAGATCAACAATAGTACCAATTCCAGTTACATTGATTGCAGCGAATGTAGCACCGCCAGAACCACCTAAAACATAGTTTGAAAGTTGCTGTGCTGTTAGTTTCTT